CCCGATGTATCTGCTGTAGGAGCAGTTCCTACTGTCGGACCAGATGTGCTATATACGCCATTTTGAGGAGTATAAATGGTTGCAATTCCGTTTGGAATGTTATTTGAGTTAACAAACTTTGTAGAAACACCACCATAATTGGCAGTATTAGGAGTTGTAACAGCAAAATCTAAAAATGCTTGCTGTGCTAACAAGACTGGACCAACGTCACGTTGGGGTCCAAAACGATTGTCACCAGATAAAATTGGTCCTTCTAGAACTGTACGTGCCATTTTACTACTCCTTTAAATATGAATATTTGAGAGAGATTTTCCTTGTAGTAGAAGTATCCCTACCAATGACACGCCCTCTCTCTGCATAGGACATATCTGGATTATTAACTATAAACTTAACAATTGCAAGATATTTTGGGTCTGACAAAGCCATATTTTGCCGAATTTTTTTTAAGTTTTTAATGTGTTCATCAGTTACAGGTTTTTTATTTTTTAACTTAGTAAGGGAAATCATGTCTTTAGTATGCTGAGTATGTTTTTTCCCCCGCATCGGTACTTTGGCATTATTGGCAATATTAAAATATGTTGGTTCATCAAAATAAGCATTGCCTTGTAAAAATGCATTTTCAATATCGTCTAAATCTTTTGCATTAGCACATTCAACCTCTAAAAACCAATCAAAAGAACTTTTTCCATATTTATTATAAGAATTTTGCAAGATTGTATTTACATGACAACCTTTTTCTAAAAGACGAAAATGTTCATTTATACGTTTTTTTACGTATTGTGATTGCCCAACATAACATTTATTCGTAACCTTATTACGAATTTTATATATTCCTATGTAGTCGTGTGCATATGGCATGATAAAGTTCCTTGGAACTAATATACCACAATTTAAATTTTGTGCAAGATGTTTAAACAAAAAACCCTGCCATTTAGACAGGGTTTTTGTAAGGTTTAAACGATTAGTACGAACCGTATACGCCTAATGGGTCAGAGTAACCGAATGAATAACGTTCACGAGACTTGTAACGTACGTTACCTGTATCGAAATCACCATCCATAGAGTTCTGTAAAGGTGTTCTTACGAACATCTTCAGACCGTTTGGAACATCAGTAGTCAAGAACCATGCATTAGTTGCGGTCAAGAAGTGGTTAATTGTGTAACCTTCAGGAACGGAACCATTGTTCTTAATTGCATTGATGTCGTTGTTGTTTGTACCGACACGTAATTCTGTGTCTAACAAACGTGTTGCAACGAATTGCAATGCAGGTGGAACAATTAACTTGCGTGGTTTGGCTGCGATTAACAGTCCACGTTCATCTGTCCATGCGGCAATTTGAATAACAGCATTTTCAAGGGCTGTTTCGTTCAAGTCGGCAGGAGTAGATGGAGTGTTGCCGTTAGTACCACCGTTCACCAATGGGTGAGCAGTAGAGAATAACGATACACCGTCACCACCAATATAGGCTGGATTAAAGCCGTTATTTAGTGTGGCAGCACCTTTAACTTGCTTGGTGTATGCCATCGCACGAGCCAGACCCTTGGTATAACGTGCAGACAAAGAGTCGTACAAGTTATCTTCAATTGCTTCTTCCGTGAGGGAGAAACCAAGAGCGATAGTTTCGTGGTTGTAACGTGCTGTCCATGCTTCTTGTGCATTGTCATAGGCGATTGCGTTACCTTCAGCCTTAACAGGTGCAGCAGAGAAGCCTGACAGTTTTGTTTCTTCTTCAAAAGAACGCTCAGAAGTCTCGATTTCATAGATTTCTTTATGTTCTTCGCCATAGCGAGCATACTCTAAACCGAACAATGCGTTCAAGCCGGGTAATAACTCTTTCAGTAGTTGTGCACGGGAAATAGCCATTATTTATTCTCCTTAAACAGCAGTTGCGGTGTAATACTCATGGATACCGAAGTTGATTTTCACCAACACTTCAGGATACATAGTAAACAAAATTGTAGAAGCACTCGGAATTGCTGTGATTGAACCTGGTACGTTTACAGCAACGTTTAACGTTCCTGATGTAGCACCTTGTGCAATAGCGGCAGTTACAAATGAACCCGTTTCGATAATCTGACCATTGGAAGCCAAGTAAGCAACATCAGCACCTTGCAATACGTTTCCGTTAGGACCAGTAGTCAATGTGATAGTTGTTGAACTTGAAGAACCAACAGCAGAATATGCATACGATGTGTCACGAACAACGTCAACAACACGAATAGGTAATGTTGAAGTAGTTAATGTCGCAGAGTATAACAATGCGTTTGCTGAGTCACCAGTGTTAACGTTACCTGTGTTGTTGATCATACCGTAGTTCTGACCAATCATAGGAATGCTACCTGATGCAATAGTTGTGCCTGAAGAACAAACCACAGCCTTGAAGACTGTATCTGGATCATCACAAATATATGCTTGGCAATCGCCTGCTAATGTGCCTGCTGTCCACTGCTGAGAAAATTGCTTTTGCTTAGTAGTAGGGTTAGTGAAAGTACAACCAAGGAACACACCGACAATAGCACCCGGTGATGGGGCAGTAGTGACAGATGAGCGAACGATAAAACCTTGGGCTATTGATACAAAATCACCGTAAAAAATACTGGTGCCATAGGCGTATTGAATAGGCAATTGACGAGTAGAACCCGCAAAAACCTGTCCACCAATAAGATTTACTGGCTTTAGCCCGTATGGGGCTGGTACTATTGGATAAGCCATAAAATTCTCCTAAAATTAAAGTTAACTTCCTTTGCCAAAACTTACCGAAGAACGTCTTTCATTAAAGATTGGCATTCTTGGATCGCTTTGACGCATTAAATTATTGTCTACAGCCTCCGATTGAAGTCTTGTCTGTTTTGCATAATATTCCTGCATTTGACTGATAAACTCCGTTGGGATTTTGCAAAGTAATAACCCGCCAATTTCGATATTCCCTTTATAGGGACCATCTCGATGGGCTAACAGTTTCATTTTTGGTTGCTCTGATACATCTACAGGTTCAAAACCTTCACGTAATCTCGAAGAGATATTTCGTGGGTCTGCTACTGCGTTCATTGCAACCCTAATCCAGCGATATTCAAAACCCGGCTGTTTGTCAGGCTCAGGGAGAAGATCAGGAGGCATCCACTGTTTAGGACGCTCTTCAAATTCTCTGGTTTTAATTTCACGAGGTGCTCTTGTGTCACTCATTTTATCGCTCCAATCTTTTTGCTTCAATAGCATATTGTTCAGGGGTCAAACCTAATTTTTTTGCAATATTAAGTTCGCTTTGTTTAAGCCTAATTTTTTGCGAATTAGTGCTTCTCGTTGCGGGTGCAACTACCGTTGAAGGTTTTTTTACTGTCGCTGGCGGAGCAGTGTCTTCAAATTGCTCAGGGAATCTTTTGCGTATTGTCTTGTCCAATTCCGCATAATATCGGTCTGAGCCGGGTACTACACCACTATTCTTCAGTTTTTCATGCAAACCGTAAGCCATAGCGGTCATTTCTTCATCCTGACCGAACCAACTATTACGTTCTTGCCACGCAATTGCTTTTGGATCAGGTCTTTGGACTTGCTGTTGTGGTATTTTTACCTCAGTTTCCCGTTCTTGTAAAGGGGCAATGCGAAAATTTTGTGTTTCTCGCACTTTCATAGACGCAACATTGAGTAAATGTTGTGCTTCTGCCATTGCATCGGTGTCACCTGACTCATATGCCTCTTTAAAAGCACGTTTTGCCATGGTTAATTCAAGATTTGCCGAGTGTTGGATAGTATCAACATAAGATTTTTCACCTGTTTCAACAATTTGCTTGAATTTGTTACGTTCATGCATTAATTGTTGGGCTAAATGAAGGGCTTCTTGATGTTCACGTAGTGCGGCTTCCTTTGCCCTGCGTTCATCATGCATTGCCTTCTTATATTGGCTCAATTTAGACCGTACATCTTCTGCGTATTGGGTTAATTCATCGTTTTCTAACTCCGCAATCTTCTCTTCAGACATTGGGGGTCTACGATTCCTATCCTCAGGAGGTGTATCGTCTTCAATTTCAATCTCAATTTCAATATTTTGATTGGGTTTTTCCATTTCTACAGAGTTTTCAGGCTCCATTTCGTCAGGAAACTTAAAATCTAGTTCATTATCTGCCATATATTTTCCTTAAACTCGTGTAATTCCACGAGGATCGTCAACTACCGCCTCGACAGAATCATCATTAATTAAACGGAACTCTCTTCCGTGAATTTTTAACCTTGTTCCTGAATTTGGTCTAGCCAAAATAAAGTCACCAACCTTACACCAAGGTCCTGTTGGGAACTTTTCGGTGTCTTTGTAGCAATCTGGACCCATTTTTAAGACAAAAAATACAGTAGAAAGGATTTCTTCACGGTGAATAGTTGAATCGGCTTTAACTAAACCTGAATCACCATATTCTTTTTCCGTATCGGGAATGGCTACTAACATGCGATAGCCCATAGGGTCAGGTAATTGCGTTGCTCGTTGCTCAGGTTCCTTATGCAAGGTTCCTACCACTTCTGGATTTGTTGGGTTTGCACCAATCAAGATTTCCATTATTTCTCCAAGTTGTTTAAACGGTCAGTCGTCAAATGACTTTTCCATTCGGTTTTTGAGGTCTATGATTACTGCACATGCGGACTCAAGACCTCGAATTTGTCCACATATATACCTGTATTCCTCAATCGTGGCTACGGAACCTTGGGCTAAACTTTTTGCAAGATAGTCCATGCGGTCTTTGTATTCATTGATTAGGAACTCAAGATTCTTATCCATTACTCACCTTTTCGTTTGTTTTCTTCCGACACCATATGTTGCATACCTTCATGAAGCATTTCTTCTTTCTTCAACTTGCGTTCGTTTTGCAAATCGGCTACATGCTTTAATGCATCTATCTTTACTTCACCTTTTTGTTGATGCAGATCAGCAAGTTTGGCTGCGGCATCCACTTGCATTTGTTTGCCTTTTGTTTCGGCAATCATTTGCTGTGTTTGCAATGCAACATCATGTTGAGACTGAATACGGGCTTGTTCAATCTGTAACTGTTGTTGTTTAATTTGAATCTCTGCCTGACTTTGTTGTTGTTTCATCTGCAATTCTTGTTGCTTGAGTTGCATTTCTTGCTGTTGCAATTGAACCAATGGGTCTTGGGCTTTTTGTTGATTTTGTTGTTGTTGTGCTTCCGCTTGGTTATTTTGTAATAACCGTTGGGCGGCTTGTGCCAACATTGGAGCCAATTGAGCCTCAACTTCAGGAGGCATGTTAACGTCTTCTCCCGATTCATCAGTTTGTGCGGGTAAGGCAAACCCTAACTGTTGCTCAATCTGTACACGGTATTCAAATCCTAAATGCTCATTAATATGCGCCATCATTGCCGCTTGCAACTGCTGTGACATTGGGTTGTTTTGCAACAACGACATAATCTTAGGGTCTTGCATGGCAGACATGTGGACTTGGATATGAGCCTGATGGTTTTGATAAGCAAAGGCTTTAACAGGTTTACCCATTAAAACATTTTGATTTTCAGACACAGGATCAGTCGGTTTCTTGTCTTCTTCCAATGGAATTAACTTGTCTGCATGTTTTACCCCAATCACTTCCAACATCTGACGATGGAGTAATGGCATGTTGTATAACTGCGGTGCGTTCTGTGCTAATTGCAGAACTGCTTGATATTGAACGATTTTTTGTGCCATAGTAGCGGCATTCGGATCGCTCACAGGGATTACATCTACGCAGTGGTAATCTTCTTTCTTGATCTGTCTATCGCCTTCTTCAGGTTCATATTCATAATCGTTTGAACAATTTTCCGCAATAATTTCTTTAAGTAATTCAAACTCTTGTTGCATCGAGTAATAAATACGAGCCTGAATTGCCGATGTCATCTTGAGGGTACGCTCCAAGATTGCCATGGTTGTACCGACAGGTGCTTGGCTAGACATATCGGAAATCTTTAAATCTCCTGCACTAGCAAATGCACGGGCTTCTTCAATGACCTTATCAAGGAGTTGTGCCAATACAAGACTTGGTTCTTTGTATGGCAATGGCAGAATGTTGTCTTTAATGGCTCCGCTAGGAACGTCAACATCACGGAACTCACCCGGTGCTATTGGTGTGTCATCGCCTTTGACTCGCAAACCACGTGTCTTAAAACCACCGGGCAAGTTAGATAATGTTCCCGCATCCACGAGTTGTCGGGTAACAGAAGTGCCAAATTTTGCATAAGCACCAAGTATATGGATAAGTCCAAAGCAATAAAAACCAAAACCTGGAATGTAGCCGTAATGAACGAAATGCTGTCTTTTTTGTTTTGTTTCATCGTCTTCCTTCCAATTTCTACGAACGGATAATACAGTTGTTGTGCCCTTTTCAATGGTCACAATGTAAGGTAATTTAATTCCTGTTGGAATCCCGTCATCGTCTAAATCTTCATAACCCGGCAAGTCCAAATC